GCTTGATGTTTACACCGCTAGCACTGTATTCAAAACCCGTCGAATAGTTCTCACTGACAATCGTCTCAGTGACCTTGCTGGTTGTTTCTGTATGAGACGACATTGTGCCCTGCGTGAAGTTGGGGATCACAGGGACAGCGTGAGCCGCTGGAGCGGATAACAACAACAGCAGAAGCCACCGCATCACTTGATGGTGATTTCAGTCACGAGCTGACCCACAGCCAGCGTGTTTGCTCCGCCACCTGTGATGGTCATGCCACCGTCAGAGGAGATGGTTCCTGCCAAGTCACCTGCCGTGCCAGAAGCTGTGGATGTAAGGCTGCCAAAGTTGCCAACAGCGCCAGTGGTAACGGCTGACGTTGGAACGGCATCAGCTTGGCGGTAGGTCTGGCTAAAGGAGAATGCATCACCTGGAACGTCTTGCGTTGCTGAGATTGTGCCGGGTGCATAGACACCGCTGGTGATCGTGCCAGCAGAGACGGTGTTTGCGGTGGTGCCGTCCGTTGTATCGATGTTGGTGCCAGAGATGCTGAATGAAGAGCCAATCCGCTCTGCAGTGGTTACAGCACCTCCGACTTGAAGTTGAACCGACGACATGATTTTGTGCTGAAGATCAGCACGGGCAGGCAATCCAGCTGCCAATGTGATGCCCAATACCAAAAGTGTCCGGTTCATTTGATGCCGACTTTGGTGTCTTTGTTGTCAACAATAGTCGGCTTCTTGTTACCGCCGCCATTGGACTTGCGTTCAATACCAAATGAAGCCATCGCGCCAGTGAGCAGCGAAGCGACAAAGGTGTTGTCCATCTTCATCTGAGGGAACAAGCCCAGATAAGAGACGGTGAGCAGAGTGGCGCTCCAAAGCAAGACAGCGCATTTAACGAGGTCGGCAACGCCGACGCCTTCCTTTTCGTGCTGCTCTTCGGGGTTGTTGGCCATGACGCAACAGAGCTACCGTTACAGCGTAACTAGGTCAATCCCATGCTTCTAGTTCTTAAGCCTCTGGTCATGACAATGTGGCGCTCCAGAGCGTTCAAAGAGTTGATCATTGCGATGTTGGAGCGGATCGTTACTCGCACCGATAACGATTTGGATGATTTGGCTGTAAAGCACTTGAAGGATTTGCTTCTCCCTGATACTCGTGTTGAGAAGTGAGGCTATCCGCGTTCTCAGCAACTGGCTGGTTTGTTGCAGGCATCGCAGTCACGTTTTTGCTTTGCAGCTCAATGATGGTTTTTATCGCCGGATACAGCACTGGCGTGAACAGTTGCGACCACGCAAGATCAGATCAGCTTTAGCTGTAACCGGTGTGTTGAGCCTGCTGCCGTTCTTTGAGTTTTTCCGTGGCACGCCCCACCAGCTGGCTGCAATTAAACAACTTGAGGAGTCAATGCCAGCGGAACTACTGGAGGAGCACGAGGCTGATTGGTTTCAGGCGTGGAAGGAGAGTGGATATGACCAGCAAGTCTTCATGCCTTACTTCAAGCAGCTCGACAACGAGACTGGAACGGGATACCGCGAGTGTTTCAGCTCAGCGGCTGCGATGGTGGCAGCGTTTTACAAGAAGGTTCGTACAGATGATGAGTACAACAAAGTACGTGCGAAATACGGAGACACCACATCGGTAGAGGCTCAGATTGCAGCTCTGGAGAGCCTTGGCTTGAAGGCTGAGTTTCGCAAGGACGGTGACGCTGACATGGTGGAGCTAGAGATCGAAGCTGGCAGACCAGTGTTGGTCGGCTGGTTGCACGCCGGAAACATGCTTCGTGGCGAACCACCGATGTGCAATGGCCTTGGCTGTGGTCATTGGAGCGTTATCAGCGGTTACGCGGGTAAGAACAGCAACGATCCAGAGTGGATCATGCAAGATCCCCGTGGCTATCCCGAAATGGAGAAGGGTGGCCATAGCAATCCGCATCTGGGACGTAACGTCCGTGTGAGGCAGGCAGCGTTTTACCAGCGTTGGCAGGCGGAAGGCCCTGGAACTGGTTGGGTGATTTTGGTGAACGAGTGAGTTCTCAGTAGGATTGATTTTTGCGTTTCAGATATGGCGGTTCTTTGCGATTGGGAGATTTTGGCTCGGTGCCGGAAGAGCCAGATGGTCGTCCCATTCGATGAAGAGCTGCTGAATCCAGCCAGTTTGGACTTGCGGCTGGGTGACTACTTGATGGTGGAGAGCATTTATAGCCCTGAGTTGGTGCGTATCAACATCGCGGACAAGACAGAAGATGACCCGTTCATGCTTCAGTCCGGCGAGTTTTGCTTGGCTGAGACACTTGAGCTGTTTAACCTTCCCGACGACATCAGCTGCCAATTTGTACTCAAGTCAAGCCGTGCAAGAGATGGCCTTAATCACCTTCTCGCTGGCTGGTGCGATCCAGGCTGGAACGGAAGCAAGCTCACGCTCGAATTGAAGAATGAACGGCTGCATCATGCTTTGCCGTTGTGGCCTGGCTTGAAGATCGGTCAAATGGTGTTTCACATGATGTCCAACGTCCCAATGAAAAGCTATGCAGAGACAGGCCACTACAACAACCACTTGACAGTCATGCCGTCCGTGGCATGAATTGATAAGAATCTTCAGGGCTATGGGCTGGGCTGACTGGATGGTCGTCAACCAGACCCTTGAGGAAGAGCTGGAGTTAGAGAAGAATGTGAGAGAGGTTCAAAACTGCACCGACGGAGACGCTTTGAAGTCACTATGCGTTTCATTAGTTCGGACTAACTGGCATCAGCAAAAGATGCTGCGCCAAGCGGTAGGTCACATTGGCGAGTTGGATGCATCGATAGCTTTCTCAGATTCCTGAGGTTTTTGCCGCCCCTCGACTCGACGACGCACAGACTGTCTCCACTCTGCATCGTCTTTTGCAGCAGCTTCGTTGTAAATACTCGCCGGGTACACCCGTTTTAGGGTGTCGTAGATCGCGTCACGGATCCAAGCGGTGGCACGTTTGTCATCTTTCTCTGCCAACTCTTGTACTAGAGCAGCTCTATGGGGATCCAACAGGATCTGATAGTACGTTTTATTCCCGTGCCGAAGCGCCATACCGACTACATTACTACAACTACATTACCACGTAATCGAATCGTCAACCTTTTTCTTCCAAGCAGTGCTTTGAGCACGACGAGCTTGGGCGCGTTGATTGGTGCAACCCGCCCGCACTTCGCGTGCCCCCTCTAAAAACATTGCAGCCCGCTGCAGATCACCCGTGGTTGCTGTCTGGATCGCCTTGTTCAAGCGCTCCATCACGATCTGTCTGCCTGTACGCGGCATGCATTGCCTCGCATAACTCCTTGTAATACGTTACCCGGCCTCTGCAAGAGCAAAACCAGCCCGTGTCCGTCAAATAAACGCTGACCATCAATGCGCCTCATCCCAGGTTTTACCGATAGAAACATCAGCCAAAGCTGGTATGTCACCCAGCCATTTAGCTTCGGCCTCTTCCATTACCCGTTTTAGGGTCACCGCCCACTCTTCAGCCGCAGATTCCCTAACAAGCAACAGAATTTCGTCATGCACCGCAGCAGCAATACGGACTGTGTCTTCCCCTGCCGCCTTAACTAGAGGCCAAAGACTACCGAGCGCACACTTCAAGATCGCTGCACCAGCCCCCTGGATCGGAGTGTTGCACCGCACTGTTAGCCGGTTCATATCCCCCTGCAAATACCGCCGCATCCCAGACACAGGAATCCGAGTCTCCGCAAGAATCCCCACCTTCTTTTCCTCAGCCTCTGCTGAGTTGGCCTGCTGCCAAGCCTGAATGCCCTGGAACGTATCCAACCAGTTATTACGTATCGCCGACGCTTCTTCCAACGTCATTGTGATGCCCATAGAACCTGCGTAATTACGCAGTCCCGGAGCACCAGAGCCATAAAGCAGACCAAAGTTGGCCGACTTTGCAGTCTGTCGGTCGCAACCAATGGCCTCCGCGGTAACGGTGTGGGGATCTTCACCGTCCTGGAACGCCTTAATCATACGGTGATCGTCTGCTACAGCAGCAGCTAACCGCAGTTCCATCTGACTGAAGTCAGCGTCAACCAACAACCAGCCGTCCGGCGCTTCAACACAACTACGGAACTGAGCATCCCGAGGAATCTGCTGATTATTGGGTTTGATGCAGGACATGCGCCCTGACTCCGCCCCCAACTGCATGTAGCTGGCACGAACAAAGCTGTCCGGCCCCATTTTTTCCTGGATCGACTCGATCATCTGCCGCCTCTTATCTGACCGCTTCCACTCGAGGTACACCTGAATCACCTCATGGTCTGCGCTGTAAGCACGAAGCGCCTGTCGTGAAGCGCTGGGTTTGCCATCCGCATCAACCGGAGCTTTACCCAAGACAAGCGTGAGTTTTTCCACAAGCTGCTTAGGGCTATTGAGGTTGAAGCCCTTGTACTTTTTCGTGCCATCACGGATCTTGCCCTCGTCTTTCGCACGAAGATTGAAGCTGCCATCCTCATCACGCGGCAGCTTGCTGCCCTCAGGGAGCGCGTCATCGAGCAACCGGACAAAGTCCTTAGCCATCTCACGGATGTCGTGCTCGTAATCAAGCTTCCGCTGCTGCAGATTCTCGGCGTTCCAGGGCAAACCAGTGCGCCACATCTGCGCCATCGCAGGCAACGCCCTGCACTCCAGTGCATACGCCTTCTTGAGCTGATGGTCCTCAAGCTTCCGGTCAATGATGGAATCCAAGTCCATCAACGCCGCCACATCGTTTGCGGCGTACTCAATCTGCTCTTTTGAAAGCTCTGGATCGCCCCAATTGGATTTCTGTTGGTCCTTGGGCAGCTCGACTTCGAGATACCGCTTTACGACATTGGCGAGCCCGTGTTTCGAGTTAGGGATGCCGTTTGTGAGAAGTCGGCTGGCCAGCATGGTGCAACCAATCCGCCCACGCGGATAGATGTCGTGCTCTTGCAGCCACCCAAGATCAAAGACAGCGTTATGGGCCAGCCAGAATCGCTCGCCGTTGCTGAAGAAGCGCCGCAACTTGTCCCAGTCGCTCTGACCAAGCTTGAAGCAATCGATGATGACTACAGCTTCGCGAACAACACAGCCGAGCTGAATCAACCGAAGCTTGTTGCGTTCTGGCTGCAGCTGGAGCGTCTCAGTGTCAAAGCAGAGAGAAACAGCTGTGTCGAGTTTTGATAGGTGCTCGATACCGTGGAGAACTTGAACAGACATGGATGGTGTCGTGAACCCCATCAAAGTAGCACATCAGTCAGTGACTTTGCGCTCAAGCTTCGGAAAATAATCCAAGTCGTAAGGACTCATCACAGACACATCGATACCGCAATCCAGAGCTGCAGACACCTGCATCTCAAAGTCCATCTGACCTTTGCCGGTGTCCACATAAGTCACCTGCTCTACAGCAAGCGCCCTGTGGTCCTCGTCGTAACTGGTAAACCGTGCCAGAGCTAGGGCATCGGACTCCAGGTCTGGAACGACTCTGGCAAAACTGAAATAGACCTTGTCTCTCATGCGCTTACGACGCCAGTTCCGAAAAAACGAAAGCAACGATCCCCTCAACTTTTCTTTTGTCTAAGCCACCGCCGACCCTACGCCTGGCTTTTTCCACAAGTTTGTGGAAATCGTTAGGGCTCATGTGCTCGCCCTTGTTAGCTGTGTTCCGCAACACCAACTGCCGCAACAGTTCTGCCCGCGCCACACCCTTGAACTGAGCCTCTTTATCAAGACGCTGCAGATCGTCTGCAGGCAAGCGAAGCTTCACTTCCTTCAAAGACATCGATTAAAACTGCTCGGTGTAAAAAGCACTGCCTGGTCCGTACTTAGCAATCAGCTCTGGAAAAGCATCCAGCAACCGACTCCGATTTCTCGGGTCTGCGGACAAGGCAGCATCAGCCACTTTGGACATAAACGACCCACCGAATTGGTGGGCCGTCCTGATCGTATTGAGAATCTGTTTCTCAGTCACGGCGCGGTAAACACTGTGGATACAGTAGCACACTAATCCCACATGGTCCATTCATCAACCGATTCTGACTCCCCCTTATGTCTCTGATTATCCGGGGATTTATTCAGATCCGTTGCAGGGGAAGGCTTTTTAACCGCAATGGGGGTTTGCGAAAACTCCATCTTTTGTAAAAAGTCCCGCGTCTCCGACTTTTTACAATCCTGGACTTTCTCCGCAACCTCTTTGCGCTTTAAATCCGTTCCAGCAGAAGGGGTTTGAATAAATCCACCACTACTAACGGTCTTTTCACGTGCGCGAGAGGTGAACCCACCTGGAACGTCTGTACCAAGCGCCTGCCAGAAAGCCGGAGGCCGACCTTTGCCCTTGAACTCAGCTGGAGCGGGGCACCGCTCAATCAGCTTCTGTGCTTCAAGCTTCTCCAAGCTGTACCGGATCGCCCGCTTCTTGTGGATCCCACCCAGCTTGCTGTCGTGATCAACAAATGCCTGGATCGACCACGGCCTGCGGTTCTGGCGCATCACCTCCAGCATCCCGAGCATCTGCTCAGTCGGGCCATTCATATGGCCGCTCTCCCCAGCCTTCGGCACTGGACCGATCTCATAGGTGTAGTCGTCCTTGAGGGTGAACACCATCTGCTGCCCCTCCCGGTCATCCCGCGACTTCTCAACAGTCACGATCCGGGTGTTGGGACGTAACCCAAGCTCCAGCAGCTTTTTGTTCTCCATCCGCTGCATGTTCCAGGTTTCATCAACCGCTGCACGAATGGCGCTGGTGCCCCTGAATCCACCATTCCGGTTGTTGTGGTGGATCACGATGATCGAGCAAGCCGGGAAGTCCTTGCCATTTCGCCGCGCCAACCGCTTCAACGGCAGCGCATACTCCCGCCGGTTCTCCTCGTAGGGGTTGGAGTCATTGCAGCCATCAAGGCTGTCAATCACCACAAGGTCGTACTGGTGTTTCTTCTGGATCCTGCAGAACTGGCGATACCACTGCATGTCCCATTCACCAACGACATCTACGCCCTTCTCAACGCCAATCAGATTGAACTGACGGCGCGTCACCCGCTCGCTCTGATCGCCATTCAGCCACAGGCACTTACCCCGCGACACCCCAACCAAACCCCCGTGAACATTGAACGGAATTTGCTGGCTGATGTGCTTACAAAGTGTCTGGCACATGGCCGACTTACCTGTGCCGCCATCAGCGTGAAGCAGCAACAACCAAGGCTTCGGGATCAGACCAGGAATCAGATAGTCGAAGGGAGTGTCATCCAAATCATTCACATCAGCTGGCTTACAACCATCGTTCCGCTTGAACGTCAGGTGAGCATCAAGCAGCCGGTCAATCGCCGCAGCACCTTCCCGCATCCGGCCAGCTTCAGCAGCCAGGATCGTCTTGGCCTGATCTAGAAGCGCCGGGTTCTCAATGGTCTCCTCAAGCTCTTCTGCCCTGGCAAGGAGTTCTTCACCGTCGAGGTACTCAAGCTTGTATTTGACCGGCGCTGCCTGGATCTCTTCCACCAGCGATGCAAGACCGTCCCTTTGAAATCGAGTGCGGTTTTCATCGAACTGGTCCGCCTCCCGAATCAGACTGCCAAACCCAAGACCACCCCCACGGAAACCGTCTTCCCACCGCTTACGACAGGGGTTATTGCCGTTCTCCCAGTCGTGGGCGTACTCATTGTCCCGCCGACTCCACTCCTCCCACAGCTTCAAGCCATCCTCAGTGGGCAGCTCGCTGTGAATCATCGCGCCAATCTCCCACCAGTACCGCTCACTGTTGGCACCGCGAGGCTCAATAACACTCAGACAACTCCGAGCAATCGCAATCTTCTCTTCCCTGGAACGCATCGAATAGCGCGTATCCCGAAGCTGCCGTCCAGAGTCCTTCTGATTGACCTTCCGATACTGCTCCCGCATCCGCTCCAGCAGCCATTCAGGAGCCTGCGGAATCGCATTCAGGTCGCCGGTAAGCACATACTCACCGCCATCCTTGTAAGCACCCTTCAGGACGCCCTGAGCACCCCAGAGAACCTCCCAACCTTCCTGCCCAGCAGCCACATGGCTAATCGACGCGACTTTTAACCGATCGTCTTCAGGAACAACGAACAGGAATTTGCCAGCATTCTCCTTAGGGGACTTGATCTGTGGGGCGGACTTCAAGTCCTCACCCCACTTTTCCTCAATCGCCCCGAGGTTGTAGTCCACGTCAAAAATGACGAGGCCATTGGAGCGCGTGCCGGTGTAAACGCCCACCGCCGTGAACGTCTCCGGGCTCTTATCGATATACGTAGCCGTCAGCTCAGGCGAGAGATTCTCACGACTGGCACGTCCAAGAGGACTTTTTCCACAGGCAATGCGACCTGAAGGCAGTGTTGCTCCTTTGGCATAGATCGGAGCGGTGGCCCAGTTTTTGGGCAAAGCTCTTACAAAATCAGCGAGACTCATCTGCTACAATTCGGATGATTGGATTTACACCCCCGAACGGCCATTCATACGGCCCTCGGGGGTTTTTTCATTGTAACCCAGTTGCGTGGGCCCGTCACGATGCTACAGTGACAAAGCACCGGGCGCTCAAGCCCACAGCAAAACCACAATGCCATTCCTTTCACAAAAAGCTTCTTCCGCAGTCGCTGGCGGCACCGGGGGCGGTTACCTCAACCCCTCCAAAATCCAAAGCGGCAGCAGCGTGCGCTTCGCACTGCTCAGCGATCAGCCTCTCGAGTTTTTCGAGTGCTGGGGCGAGGCCGAAGACGGCTCCGTCAAGCCCTTCCGTTTCGCGGAAGATCCCAGCGACGCTGACATCAAGGAAGAGATGGGCGACGCCTACAGCCGCCGTCTCAACCGCGAAGGCACTGCACCCGAAGGCGTGAAGTTCGCCATCGCCGCTCCCGTCTACAACTTCGACACGGAAGGCGTGCAGATCATGCAGCTCTCACAGAAGAGCATCATCCGCGAGCTGGACGGCATCTCCCAAATGGAGGACTACGCCAACCTGCTGGAGCATGACTTCGTTCTCGGCAAAGAAGGCAACGGCCTGAACACCGAGTACAGCCTGCGCCCCGTCCCCCGCAAGAAGGGCAGCAACGAAACCATCCAGGCTGCCTGGTCCAAGTCAGTCGACGACGGCTTTGAAATCGGTCGCCTCCTCACCGGAGAAAACCCATTCAAAGAAGGTTGAATCACATGGGGGCTTCGGCCCCCTTTTTACTTATGGGAGTTCCTAGAAAAGACTTAAGTGGGCAACGATTCGGAATGCTCACCACCATCGCTGGTCCGTTCCCTAGACGAACACCTAGCGGTCAGCTCAAAACACAATGGGAGTTTCGATGCGATTGCGGAAACGTAATCCGAAGAGACCAACAATGCGTAACTAGCGGCAGAACAACACACTGCGGCTGTAGTCCTAAACGTGCGTGGGAAAGTCGTTTTTACGAAGATCTAACAGGGAAAGTAATCGGCCGTTTAACAGTACTAGAAGAGTTTGGTATCAAAAAGAATCCATCTGGTTACAGCAGTCGATATTGGACGTGTCGTTGTGAATGCGGGAAAGTAAAAGAAGTAGCAGCAGCCCGACTAATAAGTAGAAAAACTTTGTCCTGCGGTTGCTTAGTACCCGAAAGAACAAGAGAAGCTAGTTTTAAACACGGTTTGGGCAAATTACCTGATGGAAAAGTCAGACCTGAATACCAAAGCTGGCGTGGCATGAAAAACCGCTGTTTAAACAAAAACTTCCGCCGCTACGATGATTGGGGCGGACGAGGAATAAAAATATGTCCTGAATGGGTTGATGATTTTCAGGCTTTTTACGATTACATGGGGCCAAAACCATCTCCTGATATGAGCATTGATCGTATAGACAACAACGGCGATTACGAACCTGGGAATGTGCGGTGGGCCACCGTTGCACAACAAAACAGTAATCAGCGACCTAGACGCAAGAAACCTAAACTCCCAAAAGACTCCGATAAAAGCATGAACGATTCCTTGGAACGTCCCATTCCTGAGGCAGTCACAACTGTTTTAGAAGAAGGTTGCATCTCCATCACAGTTGGCGACCTCACAGGAGTTGTAAGTTCAATGCACTTGATTCAGCCTAAAGTGCATCAATTACAGAAAGCCTGGCTGGAACGTGAGCAGAAACGCGCTGAAGCTTAATACACAAGATGCATTAGCAGGACTACGCCGCTGGAGCCTAGTTCGTGATGACTCTGGCCCTCATAGGGTTTACAGAGACGAAAACGGCCATTCATATGCCTCCGTAACCCACATCCTTAAAGAGACCTCACCGCAATGGCAAAAAGATGCCCTGGACCGCTGGCTTGAAAGACCTTCTGCTCCCGCTGAGCGTGACATTGCCTGCCAGCGCGGGACTCTGGCTCACGATCACGCGGAGTACATCCTCAAAACCGCCGCAAAGCTGGCTCGACAATCAGCCAATAAGCGAGGGTCTTGGCGGACTGGAAATGACGGCCTGGAACGTGCTCCTAAAGCCCTCACAAGCTGGGCGATCGAAAAGGCCATTCAGGGAGCACCGCGAGTGGCGTGGTCAGCCAGTGGCTACGCCCGAGGCTTACGGTCCTGGATTGGAGAGCATGTAACGGCCATTCATGCGATCGAATTCGCCATTCATGACACCCGAGGCTGGGCTGGCACGGCTGACGCCCTCATAGATCTGGATGGAACGCTTTGCGTAGCCGACTGGAAGACAAGCGTGAACGCCCGCAGCGAAGCGATGCTGGCCAACTACATCTGCCAGTGCGGTGCCTACAGCCTCGGACTTACCGGTCTCACCGGCTTGAAAGCACAGGCTGGAGCGATCGTGGTGGCCCGGCGCTCAGGAGCACCTCAAGTCCGCTTGCTCAATGAGTTAGAATTACGTGGGGCGGAGTGCATGTGGTTAGAGAGGATGGACATATGGAATGCACAGCAAGCCCTCAACAACTAGAAGAAGCACTGGACCGTCTCTATAAAGGGACGACCAACGTGGCAGTGCAGGCAAAGGATCTAGGGATGCCCCTGGAACGTCTCAAGCAGCTTTTTCGTGAGTACGTAGCAAAACGCCCCATCGATGTGAACGATGAGGACGTATGGATGGGAGATACAACTATGTGCTGGCCTTACGCCTGAGGCTCTGGACCGAACCCCTGCAACCGCGCAGCAGCGACAGGACTACCTGCCTCTGCAAGATCTAAGAACTTCTGCCGAAGCGAAAAATACTGCTGGTCCGTCAACCAAACAGTCATCCCACCTTCGCTAAAGAAGTAAGGGGTTTTCTTCTTATCAACCATCAGAAGCACTCCAGCTGTACACGTTGCTCATAGATCCCAATAAGGTCTGCACACTGGCTGGCACGGGTGTGCTGCCCCAACTGCTCAAAAACCCTACCCCTGGCACGTTCGTACCGAATCGCAGTCGGCAGCAGCTCCGTAGGGCAGCGACTCCCCGGAGCTGAAAACTTACTGCCGTTTAATTTGGTGCTCATTTTTCGCAGCTCCAATCATATTTATCAACCATACGGTCACATCCCTGGCACGTCACTGCACACCACGAGAAGTGATAAACCCTCGCCTCCGTACCGCAGTGCGGGCACTTAATTAACTTCCCAGCTGCCCTGGCCCGTGTGGCACGTGTTACGGGCACCCACTTGTCTTGCAGAGACTGAATCAATCGACCAGTCAGACGGTTTGGAAAGAAAGCAGTTGATCTGAGATCACACGTGATGGTGTGTCCTTCTCTACGCAGCTCATCACGTTTGGAGAGCTGTTGTTGTTCTGCGGGAGTCATGAAAGCCTCGGGTTACGGTCTTTAGGTGTTGGTACGGACTGCAGGTGCTCATCCCACAGTCGTTGCAGCTCATCGATGTCTTCGTCTGAGGGAGGCCACGGTGTGGGCTCTGCGTACTCAAACGGAAGCAGCTCTGGATCGTTCATTTCAGAAGCTTCGCCTTCGCAACAGCAGCTTTTAAAACAAGCTCATGATCCTCACGCTGGAGCGCTTGCTGCATCACCGCAGTCACAGCTTCCAACGCATCATCAGGAGACTCAAGTTCATCCAGCTTTTTAAACCAGCTGTAGGCAGTGCTCTGTGCAACGCCTTCAGAAATCAACAGCTGAATGATGGTGGGACGTGAATAACCCGCAGACCTGTAGTCGCGAATCACCGCAAACCCTTCTGCCCTGTCTGTAATCGCCATAAATGCCCTGGACCGGGAAATAAAGGTGGTTGACCCCGGCTTGTGCAGCACAATACAAGCTTTCCCAGAATCCGCAAGAAAATTCCAACGGATTCCAGCTTTTCCACGTCTCACATCTGTCCCCTACTGGGACGAATTATCTGGAACGTATCCTCTACAAGGTAGTCGTGGCCAGACTTCAGATACTCTCCACAACCAGCCCAACGGCTGTCTCGTGTGATCTCAAGATCACGCTGCGAGATTATTTCCTGGACCGTTCCGAACCGAGCCTCCACCCGAGACAACGCTTCATCAAAGGATTCTGCAAGGGTGGAACACAACCGCACCGCTTTGGAATCTCCAGCCCTGAGCTGGAAATAATGCAATCTCACTGAGTCTTGCTGGAACATCCTTGTGTTTTACCTCTTCTGTAGTAATCTACCACCAGTTTACAGCCACCCATGCCTCCCAAGACCACAAAAATCGAATTTGGCAGCTCTGGAGCGTTACCCGTCCCCAAGCCGTGGATGATCGCACCCGTGCTGGACATTCACTATGAAATCCTCAAAGGATCAATGATGCGCGGCTGGTATCACTTCACCGACGAAGATGATATGGCGAAAAAGATTCACTACGTCTTCAAACCTGGCGATAACCCACACTGGAAGGGCTGGAACGCAATTGGCTGGGAAGACTGCGAGGTTGGCCACGGATTCATCAGCGCAACCTACTGGGACGATTCATACGACAACGACGTGCAAACCTATGACGCCAGGGTCACCTGGGCCGTTGAGATGTGCCACGACGGCGACCCTGATCTGGAGTTCTGGGGCTGGAAAATCCATTCACCCAGCGTCTCCTTTCAGTACGGCATCGACAAGCAGATCCCCCTAAACCTCTCCCCCTGCAGTTACGTGTTCAAGGTGCAGAAGGTGGATGGAACGGAAGAGGAGATGACCGTCAGCGGCGACCACTGGCTGAAAGTACATAAGGAGATGCAAGACACGATCGATGCAGATCCCGCCCTGGTCCGTTTCATCCAAGCCTCCCGCGTGTTCGAGGGTTGACTCCTCTGCTACATTAACCACATTGCTCACCCACAGCATCATGGCTTTCACAGACATGGAACGTGCGGACGGCGAACAGCTGCCCGTAGAACCGACAATCCGCTGGACCGGCAAGCGCAGCCCCGAAACCGGCAACCACGTTTTCCGCTTCAGCAAGACACTGCGGAACGGCAGACCCCGGCTGCGTCACCCCGAAACAAACAAGGCGCTGCTTACTAACGGGGACATCATTCTCACCAACCAGGGCGGCCCTGACGGCACCCTTAAGTTGCACTGGAACGGCCAGTGGTTGCCGATCCCGTCCATTCTCGAGTTTCAGTGCTGGACCATGGACAGTGTCTGCGAAACACCCGACGGTCGCATGGTGGAACCCGATGCGCCTGATTCATGGCTGTCTCTCGTGGGGTTGGTCTGATGCTTCCCACATTCATTCAGCGTCCGATCATTTTTGATCTGCACGATGACAGCCCTGGAACGGTGCGCGAGCTTTGCCATTCATCACCCGGCATGTTCGCCATTCAGACACGTTATGTGTCCCCCACTGATTACGAAGGCGCATTCATAACGGCTGAATGCCTGGAACGTAAAAAGGCCATTCAGGTTGCTTACGACTACGGCCATTCATCCAACTGGGGACCGTACTACGTAGCAGCGCTGGCGTTGCTCCGTGAAATGCAAGACAGCAGGGACACAGATCAGGGGAACATAGCTTTGCTTGGTTCGTCCGAACAACGCCGCGGCTGGCTGTTCTGCTTCGGGTTCGTTGATCATGCCTCCCAGTCTTCCTAAGTTCTAGAAAATCACAATATGAACACAAACCGGCTGGACCGTTGCGCGGTTCTTCCGGTGCTGTATTGTGCTTCAGTAACTCACCTGACTCACCCATGGTCACTAAGTTCCAACTTAATTGGACTGCCAACGCCAAACTGCGCGGCACGTCTAAGACAAAGGTGCTGGCGTTGCGTTCTGACGCTGGCACGTGTCCCGACACTTGCGAGCAGAAAATCAACCGCACCTGCTACGCCATGTTCGGACACGAAGGGATGGCGTGGCGCAAGCTCACAGAGGGAACAGCCAAGAACTTCGGGGAAGGCTGGCTATATCTGCAAGACAGGTTGCGCGAACTTAAACCAGCACCTGGCACGTTACTGCGCACCAATACGGCCGGGGATCTTCCCCACATGAGAGGCGAGGTTAAGGGGAACGTCCTAGACCTTATGGCCGGCATGTTTGGCCTGTATGGCCTGAATGCTTACGGGTACACTCACCACCGGCATAGTGAGCACAACTTAAGTGTGATTCATCGCCTGGCACGTTCTGGCCAGTGGTTGATCAACCTTTCTTGCAAGACAGCAGAGCATGCCTCACTAATGACCCGGCGTGGTTTCGCATGCGTCACTGTTACGGCTCATGATGATGAGCGAACCAGCTGGATTGATGAGCACGGCGTCCCGTTTGTTGTCTGCCCGCAACAGTTGAATCCTGGTGTCAGCTGCAGCACCTGCAAGCTTTGCACCTTACCGGTAGAAGGGCAGGGACCGGACCGGTCTAGGTTTCGCCGTTGCGTTGTTGTGTTCAAGTCTCACGGCAGCCGCAAGAAAGTATTTTCTGAGTTCTTGCAGACCCTGGCATGATCCCACTATCGTGATACAATACAGAGGAACAACGGAGCCAACCATGCTCAAATCTTTCGCCGCGCTTCTGTTAGTTGGTGCTGGCTGCAGCACTGCCCTTCCCGTGTCCCTGTTGCTGGTGTTCGGTGGCGTCTCTTGCTTCTGGCTATCTGGCACGGATGCAGCAAAGCGCTGCTAATCTGATACAATACAGAGGAACAACACCACCGCCCACCCATGGCTCAAACGATCACCCGTAGCATCACCGGCCGGAACGTTCCGGTCAGCCTGTCACCCGATCAACTCGACACCTTGATTGATGCTCTCGACTCCGTGCATCAACCGCACGTTTCTCAGGAGTTCCATGACTCCCTCCGTGTCCTGCTGTCCCTTGCTTACGATCGCAGTCAGGGCGTCTGATAAAGCCGCGCACCCGCTCACCTTGTGACATCGGCCCCCGCCCGTACGGGTGGCCGGTCTCTCCCCCTCCCGCTCTGTAGTTTTCCACAGTTTCCCCAGCCCTTGTGGAAAACCGCTGCCACTGGGGGCAGGGTTGCAGATTTTTTCGACTACCTACAGGTGCCGGGGAACTTAAATAAAAATCTCTCAACCTTTTTAAAGTGCTACAGGGGGTAGGGGTCGAGATACAAAAGTTGCGTAAGTTGTTATTCTGAAATCACAAGAGGCGATTTACATGGAAGAGGAGACCAATAAGCGCCCACGCGGCGATGTGCGCCCCCAGCACGAGATCGAAGCACGCATTCGTCGCCTATATCGCCGTCAACTTGAAGGACTAACTGCTCGCCAGCTGGTCCTAGATCACGCTGCTAAAGAACAAATTGGCCAACGCACCGCGTGGCGTGATTGGGAAGCCGTCCAAAAACTCAACAAAGAGGATTTCTCCCTAGAACGGGATGCAATGGCCGGTCGCATCTTCTCCATGCGCCAACGTTTGTTCCATACCTCAATGAAACGCGGCCAAATGAACACCGCTGCCCAAGTTCTCGACTCCCTGGCGCGTATGGTCGGCTGCGATCAACCCGAGGAGAGTAGTACATTACCCGAAATCAAGGTTAGGATCGAGAAACCAGAGTAATAACGTGTGCCTCAAACCCTGGATTTAAGCCTCCGCCCGCCCCAGGGGGAAGTTTTTAGCGCAAAACAGCGATTTCGCGTCCTAGTTGCAGGCCGTCGCTTCGGAAAATCATATTTAGCGTGCATCGAACTCTTCGTCGCCGCCATAAATCGCCCCGGCGAGACCTTTTTCTACTGCGCCCCCACCTACCGGATGGCGAAAGACATCGCCTGGAAAACCCTCAAAAAGATCATCCCCAAGGAATACATCCGCTCCAAAAACGAAACCGACCTGCGCCTGGAACTTGTCAACGGTTCCACGATCGAACTAAAGGGCACGGAAAACGCAATGGCTCTGCGTGGCCGCTCCCTCGCTGGAGTCGTCCTTGACGAAGCCGCCTTCATGGAATCAGAAGTCTGGTTCGAGGTCATCCGCCCCGCCCTCGCCGACAAACAGGGCTGGGCACTGTTCATCTCCACCCCCGACGGCACCGCCAGCTGGTTTTACGACCTCTGGTGCTACTGCGAAGAGGACAAAACCGGCGATTGGATTCGCTGGTGCTACACAACGATCGACGGAGGCAACGTTCCAGCACATGAAGTCGAAGCAGCCCGCGCTCAGCTTGATTCGCGCACGTTCCGCCAGGAATTCGAGGCGTCTTTCGAGAACCTCACCGGCCTCGTCGCCATCAGCTTCAACGACATCAACATCTCCACCGAAGCCGAGGACATCTCCGTCCTCCCCCTCCTCCTCGGAGTGGACTTCAACGTCGACCCAATGTCCGGCATCTGCGCCGTCAAAAAAGACGACACCCTCTACGTCTTCGACGAAATCATGATGCGCGGCGGCGCAACCACCTGGGACTTCGCCGAAGAAGTCACCCGCCGCTACGGGGTGGACCGTCGCGTTTTGGCCTGCCCCGACCCCACGGGCGGAGCCCGCAAAACCAGCGGCGTCGGCGTCACCGACCACACAATCCTTCGCCGCAGCGGCTTTACCGTCCAATCCCCACGCTCCCCCTGGAAAATCCGCGACAAAATCACCGCCGTCAACACCGCCCTGCTCGACGCAAGCGGCACCCGCCGCACCTACATTCACCCCCGCTGCAAAGAACTCATCAAATCCCTTCGCACCCTCACCTACGCCCCTGGAACGGGCCTACCTAACAAAAACTTGGGAGTTGACCACGCCTTCGACGCCTTCGGGTATCTTGTGCTTCAGCAGTTCAACTTGGCCAAGCCTGAGGCCATGGGAACTACGTCATACCGCTTGTATTGAGGATGTTTCGTCCGCTCAACGCGCCTCTCTGTCCGAAATGTGGATCAGAGGAATCAAAGGTGATGGGGCGTTATACGTCACAGGACAACGATTGTGTGCGTGAGCGGCGTTGTTTGGAGTGTGATCATCGTTGGAAGACGTTGCAATCGCCGGAGGAGGAGCTTCATCCGTCAGTGCAGGTGCGATTTTTCCGTTGGAACTCGCCTAGCGGCAGAAAACGCCGTGTGACGTTGGAGTATGCGTCAAAAACTGCTTAGGATTGCGGGGTAACTTTGCCAAAAGGCGAAGGACAAGTCTCCTGCAGCGGATCAGGAGTAAGGAACGCCAGGTGCGCGAGCCGGTTCTAGTCCGCAATCATTTGAGCCGTTAGACTTGGCATGTCGTCGCATTTTGCGTCATGCCTAAGGGCCCTGGAACTTACGGCACACAAAAGGGCCGTCCGCCCAAGAAGAAAAAGGGCATGAAGAAAGGCACCAAAAAGATGCGGTGCAGCTGTGGCCAGTGAAAACGTCCCAGTAAACAAGGCGCTTTACAGCCGAGTTAAAGCTGAGGCCAAGCGCAAGTTTGCGGTTTACCCGAGCGCGTATGCAAATGCGTGGCTGGTACGCGAATATAAGAAGCGTGGTGGCACTTATCGGAAAGCAACCAGTGGCGGAACGAAAAAAACCACGAAAACCCGCAAAACCAAAAAAACCAAGTAAG